AAAGACACAACCCAGTCATGCATTCCAACCTGAACATCCTTGACAAAACCACCGGCAAAGTTGGTTTTTGTTGCGTTGTCAGAGAATGCCGGTGGTACCTTTTTCTGGGACATCAATTTACGATAGATAATTGATTCCCAAATAGCAACTGTTCCCATAACATCTTGATAATTTACACCACCTTTATAAGCCACAGTCATGGCAAGTGTGATGAGTCCCATCTTATCCTCGAGGCGATCCACCAATTCAACATCTTTCATGTTATAATCAATGTATTTTTGGTGGTCATCTTTATATAGATTACGAAGTGAACCAGATTCCTCAAAGGATAGTTTTTTTGTTCCTAGGACAACATAGGCAATATGATCAAGTTTATATGATTCTTGTTTTCCGTATGTGTAACCAAATTTTTGGAATAGTTCCAAATAATCCATAATTTGTACACCACGGATCTCATATGTTTCTTCCTTACGATTCATACGATTTACGGTACGATGTTCAATCATACCCCAAGGCGAGAACTTTTTTACCATATCAAGACCAAGTATACGAGATACACGATTGATTAGATATGGTACATCAAAGAATCGGATATTCCAACCGGTTAATACATCTGGTAAAATATCTTGTCTGGAATAAAAATCAAGAAAATCTACCAGAAGTTCCACCTCGTCCTTACACTTACGATATTTGACTGGTTTAATAAGAGATGCTTCTTCGTCAAAGTCACCATATCCCCAAACATGATAGATGCCATCAATATTATTTTTTATGGTAATGGCAAGAACTTCTTGGTCTGCATCCTTAGGATCAGGAAATCCATTTTCATATGCAGTCTCAATATCAATGGTCGTAACATTTATTTTATCACGATCAAAGTTAATATCTCTTGGAAATTTTTCTGTAATGTATTGATGAATGTAATTAGTGGAACCATATACCTGAAATCCACGGACACCATCATATTGCTCAAGCCAACCTTTGGCTTCACGCATTGATTCAAACTCTATTGCACCAATTGGTGTGCCATCCAATCCACGCCAACCAGTATCTTTTTGGGCTGGAATGTAGAATGTTGGTTTGAAGAAATCTTTTTTAAATATTTTTTTACCGTTATTATCATAGCCACGGTAGAGCATGTAGTTTGAATAACGAACTACTGATGTATAAAATGACATATAACCTCCAACAACATAATGGTATTATATCACATTACAGTGACAATGTAAACCATTATGTTGCAAGATTTTTATTTTTTATGGCTTTGCCGCATCCAATCCGTCGACATATTCCATCATGGTTGCAAGTGCACCATCATCAAGATCACCAAAAGGTTTAAAGTGACCCATTGTGATATGCTCTTGAAGTAGCTTTGCTTTTGCTACAAGTTCAGGAGACATGTTAGTATAATCAGCCATGCCTACCATTCCTGTATCCATTCCACCCCAAGTGTTTTTTGTTTCCCATGTACCGGCCATACCTGCCTTAATACGTTCAATATAATATGGACCCCAAATGTCAAGAATGGCAGTCAATTGAGTATCAGGGGCAAACTGAATCATATCTGATGCTTGACCAAAACCTTTTACATTTGCTGCTGCAGCAGTAGCAAGAGGCGAAGGTGAATCAGTATGTTGCGTGATGATATCTGCACCACCAGCAATCAATACTTTCGCAGCATCTGCTTCTTTGCCAGGATCATACCAAGTGTTTACCCATACCACATCAATATCAAAATCTGGATTTACTGATGTTGCACCAAGATAAAAAGCATTAATACCACGAATTACTTCCGGAATTGGAAATGATGCAATATAACCTGCCTTACCAGCCTCAGACATATGACCAGCAATCACACCTTGTACGTAACGACCTTCATAAAAACGTGATGAATAGACTGATACATTTGGTGCTGTTTTATAACCAGTTGCATGTTCAAAGAGTACATCTGGATTTTCTTTTGCAACTCGTAGTGTTTGTTCCATATAACCAAAAGATGTGGTAAAGATCATATCCGCACCCTCAGCAATCATACCACGCATTACACGTTCGGCATCAGGTCCTTCTGGTACTGATTCAACAAATACAGTTTCGACTGCATCACCAAATTCAGCCACTACTGCCTGACGGCCAATATCATGCATATATGTCCAACCATGATCACCAACAGGTCCGACATAAACAAATCCAACCTTAAATGGATCCGCAGCATGGGAATAGGTCATTGTTGCGAGAAGCATGGCTCCCACAGTTAATAATTTTTTAAGCATTTTTACTCCTTAGGATTTTTCATTTTTATATTGCAAAACTTTCACCACAACCACAGGACGCGGTTGCATTTGGATTTATTATTTTTAGATATGAGCCACCGAGTTCGGTAACGTAATCAATTGTGCATCCTAACACAAACATTTCTGCCATTGGGTCAACCACCAAATTATCTATAGTGGCAGATTCATCAGTAGTATCCCAGACATATTGAAAGCCAGAACAACCACCACCTTTTACTGAAAGATGAACATTTGGTTGTCCTACCTTTTTCATATATTCCTTTGCTGACTGAGTCAGTTCAATCATACAGGAATCTCAGAGAATGTAATGGCACGCACTCTTTCAACAAGTCTATCTGCTCGATTTGTTACTTGTTTGTACCAACGAGAATCTACCATTTCATCAGCAGCTGATTCCCAATCTCTATTATCAACACCACGTTTCATTCCTTTAAATTGGGATAACCTTGGGCGACCCATATTAAACATCATGTTGGCAATAATTAGTTGAGCTTCTTCTGGCAAGTCATCGAAGTCATCGTAGAGGAGTCTACATTCTCCAAGCACGACTTCAACATCATTGTCGAAGCATTCATTGACTCTACTTTCTGAGACAGCAGTGCCGACTGGTTCTTCAAATTCTGGATCTGAATCGACAACCAAATGGCCGATGCCAAAAGTAGGAAGACCCAGATGGTCAAGATATATTTCATATTTTACACCTTCATCAATTTTCAATTCTTCTCGTAATTGATCAATATTCATAGTTTAGTTCCTTCTTGTAAAACTGTCTGGTATCGTGGAATCTGGAGGAGTATCATGACATCGACATTGTGTACATACATCATTTATACATTCTTTACAATTTGGCTCATAACAATGACATCTGCAACCACATGCTGCACAATCTCTTCTTGTTCCTTCCATATTACCCTCCAGAAATAAAAGGAGCAAAGATTATCCCTGCTCCCTTCTATTTATTTTAGTTTAAAGCTTCAACTTCTTCTTCTGTGTAAGGCCACATTATAGATTTCCAAGAAGTGCTTTGAGTTTTTTCTTTGACTTACCAAGTGCTTTTGCTTTTGCAATGGCATCCTTATTACTGGTATCACCACCAACTACAACAAGACCAATCATGCCCATGCCTTTATGTGGTGTGCACCAATAGTAATAGATACCTGGCACTTCAAATGTCATAGAAACTTCTTTACTATTCTTAGATTTCTTAGGAAGCTCTGCTCCATCCGGCCCTGCAATCATTTCGACATTATGGCCTTTTGAAGTTGGAACCCAAGTAATTGTATCGCCTACATCTACCTTTGCCAATTCTTCGCTGTAAATCATTTTATTTCCAGCGTCGTCTTTGTTTAGCATTTCGATGGTCATTGCATTGGCAGAACCAACCACAAATGTAATACCAAATATTGCTAAGTAGAATGCAAGTGATTTCATACCCAGATTCCTTTACGGCGAAGTTCTTTCAAACGATTCTCTAGATCATACACATCATGTGCATTTGCTAGATAATTTTGAACAGGATCCTTAGGGGCAAATAGTTTCTTAATAAAATTAATCACCATATACCTCCTTACGTAAATTATCATTTAGCATAGCCTGAATAGCTGCTACACTCATATCTGGATATTCGTGCTTTAACTGTTCTGCTATATGATAGTTTGCCTCAGCGCCACGTGCCATTACGACAGCTTTACCAAAGCCTTCAAAGAAGTTTACGATCGGATTAAAGATCGCTGTTGCGGTTGAAAAACCCTTTAGTGCTATTGTTGTCATTTTCGATTTCCTCGTTTTTTCCAATTGAAATTTTACGAGGCTGCTTCTCTTTAGGAAGGACGACTTCTAAGTCGACAGTCAAAATTCCGTCCTGTAGATCTGCTCCGTTTACTTCGGTATATTCCGACAGTCTAAATGACTTCTTCCAGTTTCTTGCACTAATACCTTTATGGACATATTTGTCTTGTTCACGTCGCTGTGGACGATCGCCTTTAATTGTAAGGACATGATCTTTCACCTCGATGTCAATATGTTCTTGTTTAAATCCAGCCACAGCTAATTCAAGGACAAATTTCATATCCTTTTCTTTAACTACATTATGTGGTGGATAGGTATCTTTGGCGTGCTTGTGAATATTTTCAAGCTGATCAAAGATGTGGTCGAAACCGATGAATCCGCTACGCGGATACACGAGTGATTGTGTGTTAGTCATATGTACCTCCAATGACTTGCAAGGTTAAAATGGAACCCGAATATTCGGCATTCCTAATACTATATATATTAAATGTTCTTTTTAATCCAACGATAAGCTGCATAGGCAAGCAATAAAACAATAATTGTTCCAATGCCATCTACCCATGATGTCTCATTCATTGCATCAATTAAATCTGCAGTAAACCAGTCCATTATTCATGTTCTCCACCAGTACCTCGGCCTAATCCACCAAAATATTGTGGTTTACGTTTTGCAGTTTCAAATGTACCTACAGTGATCACAATGCCTGCAATTAACAGAGCATGGGCAACTGCACTTACACCGAATACGGTAATTGATCCAAGACTCATAGAAAAAATAATACACCACATCCATGCAAGGAATTGCATGACTACGTGTCGTGTCTGTAAATCTGGGATATGTCTAAGGGGATTTAATTCATGGTTCATAACATGATTCCATGAGTCTACTATTAATGTTCTCATCGGATACACTCCTTTTTCAAAAGTTACTTTCATAGGATAATTTGCATCAACAATATCTTTAAACTCGATAGCATCGTAAACATTATAGAATGTTTGTGCTACCTTTGTTTTGCTAAAATATCCTGTTACTCTATACATCATTTATTTCCGATATTATATTTCGGACAAAGTTCCCATTCATTCTTTTCTTTAAATGGAATAATTTTAATTTGTCTCATTGGGGCTAATGGTTCAACTTTTTGCCCATCAATTGTTATAAGGCCCCAATCACTCATAAGTTGAGCTATAGTGTTACGCCGTGCGAGATCATTCTCTTCAAGATTTGATTTCTTTCCGTCTAACAAAAATAGCTCTTTAAAATGCACAATAAAGTATCTACCTTGTTTGTGCAAAATATGGCAGGATTGATATAACTTTTTATCTTTACGTGATGCGACACCAATGCGAGTTAAAGTCTCACGAACCTTTAAAAAATCATCCGGTTCGTTGAGTGTAATCTCAAGCATGGAACCTGGTGTCCATTCAACAATATTATTTTCTTCCACCTTTATAAACCTTCTTCTTCAATTCATTAATCTGGTCAGATGTGAGAAGGGACAAGGCTTGTTTGGCTTTTTCATTACTATAACCATAATATTCCTTGACAACTTCCACGTCACTTACGGTTTCAGGTTTTATCCATTTTGAAAACCGTTTTTTCTTCCTGACTATATTTATAAGAAAATCAAATTGAAGCCGATTATCAATGGTATGGTTAACATTCATTTCGTTAGCCATAAGAACTGTATCATTAAAATAGGATAGACCACGATTAACCATAAAAGAATTATAGCCCTTTTCGGCTATATCATCTACCATTATATCTTTTTTTGTACTATTAATTGCATTTAAATATTCAAAGGGATTCATAACCACCATCCTAACTTTGCACCATTGTGTATAATAATCATAAAGCAGGCAACTACATGTAACACCCACCAAAAAGTTCTGATAACAGCAACTATATTTGCATCGGTGTCAGTGTCACCAACTTTTTGGCCTAGGTGTCTTGCCCATAATGTCCAAGCTCTACGCAAAACTTTCACAACCCCAATCTTGGCCGTCATGGTGTAATTGCATCTCTTTAAATAAAATGCTTTGTGTAAACTCAGCAGTATCAACTTTATTTAAATGAATATTGTCATAATAAAGTTGTGGTACTGTTCTATGACCATTTTCTTTTAAAAAGAGTTTTCCATCTGTATTGTAACTAATATTAATGGTTTCATATTTAAGTCCCCATGAATCAAGCTTATTTTGCATAATGGTACAATAAGGGCAATTATTTTGAGTATATAGTCTATATGAATTCGACATTGGCCATTACCTCCGTTAAACAGGCTACAACATTAAGTTCATGATCTGCAACAAATGCATTTTTATATTGATAGTCAGCAAGGATCAACACAATTTGTGGTATTGAGTGTGGTGCAACCTTATCAGCCATACGATCATAAATGGCTCTAAAAATTGCACTTGCATCTGTATCTATATTGTCAGCAGTCCATTTACGCATTTTTTTAAAATCTTTTTGCTTTAAATGGCTAAAAAGATCATCGTAATTTGAATCAGCAAGGTTACTAAGAATTGCAGAATCAATATGACCGGTTGCAATACCATATCGTTGTAACTCATTTAATACACGACGCCAATCCGGCATGTGTTTCATAATGAGGTTGGCAAGAGTACTCTTATCATATGTAACATTTTCACCATTTAGAATATCCTCTGCACGTTTCATAAACTGACCTGCACATGCAGTAGCTTGGGCTTTGGATGCAAAACCAAATTCATATACACCACACCGAGAGTGAAGTGGTTCAATGATTCTGTTTTTAAAGTTACAAGTGAGAATGAACCGGCAGTTGTTGGCAAACTCTTCAATAAAAGCACGAAGAGCTGGTTGTGTTGACTGCGGGTTCAGGTAATCTGCCTCATCAAGAATCACAACCTTGGTACCACCTTGAAGTGAGACAGTTGATGCAAATTGCTTGATCTTACCACGGAGTGTATCAATGTTACCATTTTCAGATCCATTGATTACGATATAGTCAAGATCAAGCTCATTGCATATTGCTCGTGCCACTGTGGTCTTACCGAGCCCTGCAGTGCCGGTGAAAAGCATATTTGGTACCTCACCGCCATCTACAATTTTTTGGAATGTTTGCTTTAACGTGTCCGGTAGGACAGTATCGGCAATTTTACGAGGGCGATATTTTTCAACCCATAAGAAATCATTAGACATTTACATGTACTCCATAACAAAAATAAATTATATCACAAATAAGTAGAGATGTAAATACCTTATTCCTCATCATCCTCCATTGCTGCTTCTTGTTGCATTTGCTCTACTAGAGAGATAATTTGGATGGCCTGGTCACGAAGTGTACCAATGGTAGAAAGTTCTTCACCCTTAAAACCACCACGTTGGGTTACTGCATCAACAACTGCCACTGTTGATCGAGAAACCTGATTACCCAACTTCATAAGCTGTTCTGTATTTTCTTTTGACATGTCTTTATACTCCAAATGTAGACGATTTTTCCAGTGCGATCCAATATGTCACGTTAACATCTTTGTTTTTGAATTCACTGATTAGTTTTGACGAAATAGCCACCTCATAATTACCGGGAATAAGTCTGAGGTTTGAGATATTTATGATAAAGTTAAAACCAGAATCCGGTTTTGCATCAAATGGAATATCAATTGAATATGTATTTGATGTGGAATTATCTTTATCAAGAACACTCAGGGTTAATACACCTTCGCCGGGTGTAATTGATACTTCTTCATGGCCAAGTGTGGACGCAGCGCCTTTTAACTTGTTTAGAGTTTCACTATCAAGTGTAAATTTAACCTCACAGTCTGGCATATTAATGTCCTTTTGAGGTGTTGTTAGTGTTTCTTCGGGAGAGAAGAAGTAACGAACCTTTGATCTACCAGACGTATCACCAATAGTGACAGATTCATCATTAAATTGTAGATTAGGTTGGTCAACCAGTGACAGCACACCAATAAATTCTTTTAGGTCATATATGCCAAACTGCTGAGGAAAGTCTTGGTCTACGTGAGCCGTAGCCAAAACATTGCGGGCCTCTGACATTGTTCGAAGCGCGTTACCTTGCTTGAACAACATGTTTGAGTTGATCTCTGAAAAGTTTTTCAGGATACTCATAGTGTTTTCTGAAATTTCCATAATGTATACTCCGTGGATTGTTTTTTATATTATAACACATACTAAGGTTAATGTAAACCATTTTAGCACATTTTGCTAAAATTTCTATCTTTTTTAAATTCAATTTTACTCTTAAATTTACCATCAAGAATTTCACCCTTATGGGAGATAACAAAGACATTTGTACCATCACCCAATGTGTAAAGGATCTTTAATAGATTTTCTACACCATCATGATCCAAAGATGAATCAAATGTTTCATCCAAAAGCAATAAATTAGTTGCTACTGAATTTTTCATTTTGGCAATTTGTCTCCATGTAAAGAGAAGTGCCAAATCAATTCTTTGTTTTTCGCCTTCACTAAATGAATCATAGGTAAACTCATCGCGATGCCGTGATCTAATAGTTTCATGAAACGATTCATCTAAGTTAAAGTGCACAAAGAAATCCAAAATTTGCAAATATTGATTTACCAATTTATTAATTGCAGGTAGATATTGTTTAATGATTTTGGTTTTGATACCGGTATCTTTTAACATCTCACCAATAACAGAATTATAGTTATATTGCTCTGATAG